TCTCCAGGATTTCCGGGGCGGTTCAATTCGACAGGAGGCCCGCAGTGACAACCCGCTACACAGGAATGAACCCGGACGGAACGGGAAACCTGAATGATATGGAGCACCTGAAACAGTCAGCCAGGGACATCCTGACCACCCCGCTGGCCAGCCGGGTTATGCGACGGGAATATGGCAGCCTTGTGCCTGATTTGATTGACGAACCCATGAATAACACCACGCGTCTGCAATGCATGAGTGCTGCCGTGATTGCGCTGACACGATGGGAACCCCGCACTGCCCTGGATGCCATCGACGTTGTCTGGAAAGCGGGAGGCCGCGCCGGGGTGACGCTGTCGGGCACTGTCATGCAGACCATGCAGAATGTTGAGTTAACCATCACGCTGAGGGAGTAAATCATGCCCGCCGTTGACCTTTCCCAGTTACCGGAACCCGCCATCATCGCGGAGCCTGACTTTGAAGCAATTCTGGCTGACACAAAGGCCATGATGATTGCGTCCTATCCCGCCGAACAGCGTGAAGCCGTTTCCGCCGCGCTGGAGCTGGAGTCGGAACCCCTTAACGTTATCGCTCAAACCATGTCGTTTCGTGAAATGCTGTTACGCCAGCGGGTTAACGAGGGCGCACGCGCCTGTATGTTAAGCCACGGTTCAGGGACAAACCTGGACAACCTCGCGGGCAATATGAACACAAAGCGCCTGGTTATCACTCCGGCAACGGATACCACCGACGCGGTGATGGAGAGCGACACCTCGCTGAGACTGCGGGCGCAACGGGCGTATGACGGCCTGAGTGTTGCTGGCCCGTCAGGTGCATACGAGTATTTTGCCCGCAGCGCCAGCGGTCTGGTGCGTGATGCGCGGGCTATCAGTCCGTCTCCGGCAAATGTGACGGTTTCCATCCTGTCCACAGAGGGCGACGGCACAGCAACGGAGGCGTTGCTTAATACCGTTCGCGCCGTTCTGAATGCAGAGGATACCCGCCCGGTGGCCGACCGCCTGACCGTACAGAGCGCCAGAATCGTGACATGGCGGCTGAATGCAAAACTGTACTTTTACCCCGGCCCGGAATCCGAACCTATTCTGGCTGCGGCTGAATCGTCATTCAGGAAGTGGCTGGCTGAACAGGGGCTTATCGGTCAGGACGTGGCGTTGTCCGCCATTGCTGCCGCACTGCATGTGCACGGTGTGCAACGCGTGGAGATAATCGAACCCACACAGAATATGGCCATCAGCGACATACAGGCGGCGCGCTGTGAGTCATTCACCATCAGCGAAGGTGGGCGCAATGAGTAATTCACTGTTACCGCCATCAGCCAGCAATTTCATGCGTTGCGCCGAAGCTGTCGGAGCGCGCATTACAGACATCCCGGTAGACCTCAACACGCTGTGGTCACCTGACACCTGCCCGGTGCATCTGCTGCCTTATCTCGCCTGGGCATTTTCCGTTGACCGCTGGGATCGCAACTGGCCGGAAGAGACAAAGCGACAGGTTATTCGTGATGCATGGCTGATACACCGACACAAAGGGACCATCAGCGCACTGCGCCGGGCCATTGAGCCGCTGGGATACCTCATTCGCGTGTCTGAGTGGTGGGAGTTCGGCGGAGAACCGGGAACATTTACCGTTGAAGTCGGCACGCTGGACAGTGGCGTGACGGAGGAAATGTATCTGGAAATGGAGCGGTTGATTGCTGATGCCCGCCCGGTCAGCCGCCACATGACAGGGCTGAATATCATTCAGGAAATTCCGGGGGATATTTTCGCAGCGGCGGCAACTTATGACGGTGAAGTTATTACCATTTATCCAGGCGATTAAGCATGAGTACCACAACACGAAAATTTAAAACCGTTATCACCGATACGGGTGCAAAAAAATTAGCTCAGGCAGCCGCGCCAGATGGTAAGCCTATCCGCCTGACTCATATGGCCGTGGGCGACGGTGGCGGCGCGTTGCCCACACCAGACAGTAAGCAGACCCGTCTGGTGCATGAGGTGTGGCGACACACTGTTAATCGCGTCATCCTGGACGCAACACATCAGAACCGCATTATTGCGGAGCTGGTTATTCCTCCAGAAACGGGCGGATTCTGGATCCGGGAAATTGGTGTGTTTGATGAGCACGGCGATTTAATCGCGGTGGGCAATACTGCCGAAAGTTACAAGCCAGCCGTTGCCGAAGGGTCCGGACGTGCACAAACATTTCGCACCATTCTGACCGTATCCAGCACTGCCACTGTGGCGCTTACCGTGGATAACACCATGGTGATGGCCACAGTGGATTACGTGGATAACAAACTGAAAGAGCATGAACAGTCACGATGTCACCCGGATGCCTCGCTGACCGCAAAAGGCTTTGTTCAACTCAGTAGCGCCACTAACAGCGATTCTGAAACGCTGGCTGCAACGCCGAAAGCGGTTAAGGTCGCGTATGATCTTGCTAACGGAAAATATACAGCGCAGGATGCCACAACAGCGCGAAAAGGCCTTGTCCAGCTTAGTAGTGCAACCAACAGTACATCTGAAACGCTGGCGGCAACGCCAAAAGCAGTTAAAGCAGCCAATGACAATGCGAATAGCAGGGTGCCATCTAACCGAAAAGTTAACGGAAAAGCACTGACTGCGGATATAACATTAACGCCGAAAGATATTGGTACTTTAAATTCAGTAACGATGTCTTTCTCTGGCGGGGCTGGGTGGTTCAAACTGGCTACGGTTACCATGCCACAAGCGAGTTCCATCGTTTACATCGCATTGATTGGTGGCGCTGGTTACAACGTCGGTTCCCCACATCAGGCAGGCATTTCAGAACTGGTTCTACGAGCAGGCAATGGAAACCCCAAAGGAATTACCGGGGCTTTGTGGAAGCGTACAGCCGTCGGATTAACGAATTTCGCCTGGATCAACACATCCGGCGATACATATGATATTTACGTTGAGATTGGCAATTATGCGACGAGTGTAAATATCCATTGGGATTGTACTGCAAATGCGTCAGTTTCTGTTTATACCTCGCCAACATATTCAGCGAGTAAGCCTTCCAGCGTTACCTATGGTGTTGTTTATACGATGTATAGCTCACATCAGAAACCTACACCATCAGATATTGGAGCACTGCCAACAACTGGAGGAACAGTTTCAGGTCCGTTGTCTGTTACAGGTGGATTAACTGGTTCATTGAATGGTAATGCAAGTACAGCCACGAAATTGCAGACGGCAAGATCTATCGGTGGAGTTGTTTTCGACGGTTCTGCAAATATTAACCTTCCAGGTGTAAACACTACGGGTAATCAGAACACCACTGGTAATGCTGCAACTGCTACAAAACTTCAGACTGCAAGAAAAATATCCGGTGTTCCATTTGATGGTTCTACTGATATCACTTTAACCGCCGCGCATGTGGCTGCTTTTGCCAGAAGGGCAACGGATACATATGCCGATGCGGATGGTGGCGTTCCCTGGAATGCCGAATCAGGCGCTTACAATGTCACCCGCTCTGGCGACACCTATATTCTGGTTAACTTCTATACCGGAGTCGGAAGTTGCCGGACCTTGCAGATGAAGGCACATTACAGAAATGGAGGTCTGTTCTACCGTTCCTCAAGAGATGGCTATGGTTTTGAGGAAGACTGGGCAGAAGTTTATACCTCGAAAAATCTTCCACCAGAAAGCTACCCAGTCGGCGCACCAATCCCGTGGCCATCAGATACCGTTCCGTCTGGTTATGCCCTGATGCAGGGGCAGACTTTTGACAAATCTGCATACCCGAAACTTGCAGTCGCTTATCCGTCAGGCGTGATCCCTGATATGCGTGGCTGGACTATCAAGGGCAAACCTGCCAGTGGTCGTGCCGTATTGTCTCAGGAACAGGACGGCATTAAATCGCACACCCACAGCGCCAGCGCATCCAGTACTGATTTGGGGACGAAAACCACATCGTCGTTTGATTACGGTACTAAAACGACCAGTTCATTTGATTACGGCACAAAAACCACAAATAGCGCAGGAGCTCATTCACACAATATACCTGTTGGTCACACTGGCGCGGGGAATGGTGTATCAGCCGGTTATAACGCTGCGTTAGGTACTGGTACCACGTCGAGCGCAGGAGGGCATGCTCACAATGTACATATCGGTGCCCATAACCACACTATCGGCATTGGTGCTCATGCCCATTCTGTCATTATTGGTCCCCACGGACACACCATCACCGTTAATGCTACGGGGAACGCAGAAAACACCGTAAAAAACATCGCATTTAACTATATTGTGAGGCTTGCATAATGACATTCAGAATGAGTGAACAATCACGGACCATAAAAATTTATAATCTACTGACCGGAACCAATGAGTTTATTGGTGAAGGTGATGCATACATTCCACCTCATACAGGTCTGCCTGCAAACAGTACCGATATTGCCCCGCCAGATATTCCGGCTGGCTTCGTGGCCGTTTTCAACAGTGATGAGGCATCGTGGCATCTCGTTGAAGACCATCGGGGTAAAACGGTTTATGACGTGGCATCAGGGGACTCGTTATTTATTTCTGAACTCGGTCCATTACCGGAAAATGTTACCTGGTTGTCGCCGTATGGAGAGTATCAGAAGTGGAACGGCACATCCTGGGTGAAAGATGCAGAAGCAGAAAAACTGTTTCGGATAAGGGAGGCGGAAGAAATAAAAAACAGCCTGATGCAGGTAGCCAGCGAGCATATTGCGCCACTTCAGGATGCCGTAGATTTGGATATTGCAACGGAGGAAGAGGCATCGTTACTGGCTGCATGGAAGACATACCGGGTATTGTTGAATCGTGTTAATACAGCGGTAGCAGCGGATGTTGAGTGGCCAGTCGCCCCACAATAAAGAGAAAAAGCCATCGATTGAAATATAGATGGCTTTATGTACTCTATTTATACAATACAACACCGCTCTTTTTAGTTATATATGTGCAGTTCGATGGTATATCTTTATTTATAAAAGACATTGCACCTATTTTTACATTATCCCCAATTTTACGTGATAATCCAATGATGCAACAATTAGCTCCGATATCAACGTTACTACCAATTTTTACTCTTGAACCAGGCATGTCACCATCTATCTGTCCAATGGTAGTATTCTGTCGTAACACCAGATTTTCACCAGCATCAACAGCAAAATGAACAACAATTCCAGCATGATGGGGAATTGTTAACCCTTTTCCAATATTTGCGCCCAATCCAATTTCACAACCAAATTTGTTAATTATTTTACTGTTTAACTTTTTGGCTGCTTTCTTATGTAATTTATTACCATTAATATACATTTCGTTAGCCAACCGCCACCAGAAAAGGAAATTCCGGTTACGCTGTTTTTTCTCTCTTAAAAGCCTCCAGATATCCATACGTTTCCGCCGAATTACTTCATATTTCCAGAAGTTTTTTAAATTAGTAGAGTTCCCAAATAAAACAAAGTGAATTGCCATTAAGTAAGACAGCACGATAATCTCCTTAATTATTATTTCAGACCACACATGTTATAAGGTTAAGAGATTATAAAATCCTGTTATTTGTTATTCAAAAACAATTTTCTGAGAAGGACATACAACAGCAAGTCGCCAGTCACCTTCATCAGGAAATTGGCGACATACGTTAAATCAGAGCAGCCCCTTAACTGAGCTGGCCGCGCTATTAAGGGATGATGTCACCTTATCTTTGAAGCCGGACAACATATCGCTGAACGATGAGGATTGCAGGCGCTCCCGCAAATCCTCATCACAGCGTTCAAGAGTCAGTGAAAATTCTATCTTTTTCGCTTTACCGTAGCGATCAAACTCGGAACGGGTCGTATTCGTTTCGGTCAGGACATACATGCCGTAAATCTGCCCGACGCCATCAATCAGAGGCCAGGGCCGTCCTGTATACGCCTGCGTGGTCAGCAGAGACAGCGACACTTCGCCACCTGTAATTTCAGGATAAAGCACACCAGAAAGAACGATGCGGTCATCACCTGCACCGATATACTGCCAGCTTGCTGAACGGTTAACGCGTTCATTTTTCACATGCCGCCAGCTTTTATTTTGCTGTAACTGCTGATGCGGCAATGTGCGCAGCTCAAAAACAAACATGCCGTAGATCATCATCATGGCCATGACTCCTCAATCTTTATCGCAAAAACTGCCACGCCCGGCACGGGCGCGCCGTTCCATTTCTGCCCTGACCATTTCACCGACCAGTTTCGCCAGTTCGCGGGGATTCTGCGTAACAACGTTATGCAGATGAACATGAATTTCACCGCCAAATCCGGAGACAACAGGCTCCCGGTTACGGGAAGTTGCAGGAACTGATGCCACTGGCGATCGTATGGCCTCCGCCACCGGGCGGGAGCTGGCCGCAACAACAGGGACCAGCGCCGGAGGCAGAGGAGTCGGGACCACGGGTGTGATGTTGATTGCGGAAGCAGGCTTACTGACCTGCGCAATCTTCCGCTCCTGCCACTCCCCACGAACGGCAAGTGCGCGGGGCAGGTTCTTAAAGACAATATCGCCGGGGCCAATACGTTTTTTCGTCTCATCAACCAGCTTACCTGTGTTATCAGCAATTTTGCTGAGTCTGCGTAGCGTACCGGTATTGCTGTCTGTGAGCGGTTTGTTGTCTTTGGGTTTATCGCCTCCGGTGCCATTGCCATTTTCCGCAGACTTCGGCGGATTGATTTTCGCAATGTCTCCCTGAAACAGAGCAACCTTGTCCTGAAGAATGGCCGCACGCTGTGCGTCTTCGATTTTCTTGCGCGCCCTTTCCGCTTCATCCGGAAGCACACCGAGCTTTTCAAGTATCCACGCCAGCGTATCCAGCAACATTTTTGCAGGTGTAAGAACAAGTTGTAACGCACCGCCAAGAACGTTACCGAATATCTCGCCAGCACTGGTACATTTATCCAGCGTTTCCTTGCTGGACTCCATCGGTGACAGCAGCGATTTAAACCAGTTAAACACCTGGCTTATCCCGCTTCCGATTGCGTCAAAAACAGGACCAAACCGTTCAAAGGTTTCGCGCAACGGGGTCAGCCTTTCCATAATCCCGCTGAACACCCCGGCAAAAAATGCCCTGATGGGATCCCAGTATTTCCAGATAAGAACGGCAGCTCCGGCAAGCGCAGCCACGATAAGACCAACCGGACTGAACAACGCCCCGATAGCGCCTCCCAGTAAAGAAACGGAACCCGTCACCATTCCCCATAGTGCTGGCAGAACCCTGACAGCATTCATTGATCCGGTCAGGAGGGAAAAACCAAGACGCAGTTTTGCCAGCGGGCCAGCAAGCACACCAATAGCCAGCGACAACGAGCCAACCGTTGCAGTCATTGCCAGCAGTGCACCGCCTGCAATCAGTAGCTGGCGCGTCAGTGCGGGATGGGCCTGCGCCAGCGCCGTCACCTTTGATACCACTCGCGTGAGCCACTGCGTGACAGAACGCAGCGGACCGTCAATCAGATCTGCAATGCGGATGCGCAACCCTTCCCATGCACTGCTGAGTGATTTCAGATCGCCGTCAAGGTTGTTGGCCATAACCTTTGCCGTGCGTTCAGCCTCACCGCGCGCGCCTTCAAGTTCTTTTCTCAGTTTGGGTAAGGAGCCGTCACCTGCCGCATCAACGAGGGCCATAAATGATGTGAAAGCCTCTTCTCCTGCAATGTCCTTAAAGAACGATACCCGGTCAACTTCCCCGTATTTGCGGGTAGCTTTATAAAGGTCAGCCAGCACATCCTCCATCGGGCGCATTTTGCCCCCGGCATCCGAGACAGACACGCCAAGCTCTTTCAGCGCCTCTGCTGCCGCCTTTGGCGGTGATGCCAGACGAGCCAGGCTGGCACGCATTGCCGTACCAGCATCACTCCCCCTGATACCCATATTCGCCAGCACGCCCGCCATCGCTGCGGCCTGCTCCAGCGATATTCCCAGCTTACCCGCCACCGGACCTGCATATTTCATGGTTTCGCCCAGCGCGCGAAGGTCAGTGTTAGTACGGGTAAACGCTGCTGTAAGCGTGTCACCGACCCGGTCCATCTGGTCAGCGGAGAGGCCGAACTGCGTCAGGATATTTGAGCCAATATCCGCCGTCTCGCCAAGGTCCATACCGCCAGCCGTTGCCATGCTCAGCACGCCCGGAAGCGCAGCCTGAATGGCCTGCGGTGTGAAGCCAGCCATTGCAAGAAATGCCTGCCCACTGGCGGCATCGCCTGCGGTGAACTGCGTTTCAGAGCCAAGTTTTAACGCCTGCTCACGCAGCGCCTTAAACTGCGGGCTGTTTTTGTCGATTCGCGTCAGTGCCTGAACGCGGGACATCTCTTTCCCGAACCCGATCGCAGGCTGCAAAAAACGCCCGGCAGCATAGCCGCCCGCCGCTGCCGCACCAATTGCCAGCGCACCACCTGTTTTCAGTTTTTCCGCTGTTTCCTGAGCGCGCGAATACCGCTCACGCGCCCGCGTTACACGCGCAAGCGCCTGCCGTTCGCGTTCAAGCTGGTTGTTGTATTGTTCGGTGCGTCTGATGGCCTGCTGGATGGTGTTATCGCTGCCTGTCAGGGAAATGCCGTGGCGTTTCAGCTCTCCGCCAAGCTCCCGCATTTTCTGAATTTCCCGTGTGCGCGATTCATTCAGGCGTTCAAGCCGGGTGCTTAACTGCTGCATCAGCTTTTGTTGTTTTTCGCTGAGCACTGTACCCGTGCGTTGTAACTGATTAAGGGCGTTAAGCTGGCGTCGTGCTTTCACGATGCCCGCATCCGCTTTACTGACAGCGTCGCGGGCGCGCTCAAATGATCGCGCCTGACGCTCGAGATTTTTGATCGCCCCCTGCGTTCGCTGGATGGAGTCACCAAACTGCCCCATCAGGCGGCGGGCGTTTTCGGCAGGCCGGGTCAGCCTGTCAACGGCGCTGAAAGCGACCCGGATATCAAGAGTCTTCATTGTCTGCACTCCCGCTGCGAAGTGCCGCCCGCTCACGCCAGCTAACCACTTCGCCGGGCGTCATCATGAAGATTTCGGCGGGCGACCAGTTAAAAATAACGGCAATATCTGCCACAAAGTCTTCTATGTGCTCAAAGCACACAACCGTGATCAGGCTTCCGTCGCCTGTTCGTTCTTCCCGCCAGAGTCCGCACCGCTCAAAAAATTTACGGCAACCACACATAACTGAATAAAGTCACGGGATGCCATTTTTTTGATCGTCACTTCATCCAGTCGCGGTGATGTCACGCGTGACAGCAGCGTAAACATGGATTCCGCTTTCAGATTCAGCACATCAGACAGCGACAAATCTCGCAGAGATCCAGCCTGCTCAATAGCCCCGGTGATCTCCACATACGTGATTTTTTCGCCGCCTCGCTCAATTGGTTGGGTAAGTTTTACGCCACGCTCACTGGTTTCTTTCACAGTGTCAGTAACTACCGTGTTTTCGGTATCGATGTTTTTCGTCTCTTTCATCAGGAAACTCCTTTCAGTCAGAGGCGACGCACTGCGCCGCCTGCATATTACTTATCAACCAAGCCCAAGCGCGGAACGGATACGGTCAGGCACAATGTCCTTGCCGTCCTTCCGGTAGATGAAGTTCAGCAGGTCAATCTCCCACAACGGGCGATCGTTAACACTCAGCTTGTAGTAGGTGTTTTTAATGGCGTAAGTGTGTGATGTGGCTTCGCCCTGTTTGGCTTCCCCCATATCAATTTCCGTCACACGTCCGCGCATTTCGACTTCATACAGGTCGCTTTCTGCATCGGTGTAGTATTCACCCGCAAAACGCAGCAGCGTGCCGTCAATCGTGCCGCCATACTTAAGGAACAGCTCACGAACTGCGCCCCCCATGACAAAGCTCGCATCAAGCGCGGAGTCGTCCAGACCGAGATCTATACTTACCGCACCCATCATGCCGCCACCCCGGTAGCTGTCGGTTTTGCGCGTCAGCTTAGGCAGAGTGACGGACGTCACCTTACCCACTTCGTTTTCACCATCCACAAACAGCGTAAAAAAGCGAAGATGTTTTGGCACAGCCATCAGGCACCTCCCAGCACCGCAAATGCGGGTTCAAAGTATTCATCAGTAAACGTCTGGTAAAGCTCCATGTCTTCCAGCGGGGGAACAGGCGTATATTTGTAGCGAATACGCACACGCCCCTGACGTAAATCCGTGGTGCTGTTATCCACCACGTCATACCAGCACTCCGCGCCAATCAGTTTCCCGGCAGTAACCAGTGAATCCAGTTTTGCCCTGATGGCACTGATAACATCCTTCACGTTCGCAGGCGTCAGTGGACTGTCGATGGTTTCAAACTGCGCTTCCGCAATTGAATCAGCCAGCACCTGTGCGATTCGGGTATACACCTCAAAGATGTAGGCGTTCGTTTCCGGTGTGCGGTTGCCCCAGAAGCGGAACCCGTTGCGACGAATAATGGTCGTGATTTCTTTGTTGTTGAGGCTGTTGGCATCGCTGTCTTCGGCCTGCAACGACCAGAACACATGCCTCGACATCCCCAGCACATTTTTAACCGGAACGTTGGACAGTGATTTGTGCCATCCCTGCTCATGGTCAATGTACGCACGAAGGCCGCACGCATAGGCAGGCGCGGGGAACGTTTCGTTTTTGCCACTTTTCGGGTTGTAGGCGATGAAGTCCGGCCATAAGAGCATCACCTCACGTTCGTTGAATTTCTGGCGGTAGGTAATCGCCTCAGCCATCGTGTTACAGCCGTGACATGAGGCATACACAAACGCGCGCAGTTTACCAGCAATCACGCACAGGGATTTTGTTACCGCCTCCGTGTCCAGCTCCGGCGCGGCCAGAATACGCGGACGGTATCCGATGCTTTCATCCTGCTCTGCAACAAGCAGCGCATACATCCCCGTATAGCTGCCGTCAGATTCAGAACCACCGATAACCAGTTGATCCTGCGTTTTTCCGTCTTCTTCTTTGTGTTCAGCCACGCGAACGACGATCACCTTTGTGCTCACCTGGTCTGCGATGGCCTTAAGCGCACGATAAAGCGTCCCCGTTGTTCCGCATTTTCCCAGCACGTCATTGACGCGGGTCAGCAGTGTGGGCTTGTTCAGCGGGAACAGCTCCGCGTCCGCATCATCCGCCGTTGCCACGATACCGATAACACTGGAATCAACATCATTAATCGCTGTTACCAGGTCGGTACTTTCCGTAACACGGGCACCATGAAAACGAGTTTCACTCATAGCTTCAGCCCCTTGTATCCGTTAAATGATTCGGCAACAATCATCACCCACCACGCGCGTAATCTCACCCCTGCGCCGTTCTCCCGCCACGGCGACAACAAAAAGCAGTAACCCCCTCCGCACGCACATGCGACCATGCCGCACAGGGAGGGAACAGATGACCGACACCACCATGCAATTGCTCAGTCAGGGCACAGACCCCGTGAAAATGCCGGATTTTGATATTCTCGCGGAGGGTAAAACGCTGTCAGGCGTGGCAGAGCGCCTGATGAGCCTGTCACTGACCGACAACCGGGGATTTGAAGCGGACCAGCTCACCATCACGCTGGATGATGCGGATGGTCAGTTGCAGCTACCGCCACGGGGCGCGCGCCTGACGGTTCTCATTGGCTGGAAAGGAGAACCGCTGACAGAAAAAGGCACTTGTAGATTCAATCTGTCAATGCAACACCCCTTTCAATTATCTCTTTCGGTGTTTTGAACTTCAGTGTCTTTCTCGGTCTGTTGTTTAGCTGAGCAGCAACCAGATCTAGTTCATGTTGAGTATATTGGGCAAGACATGTCTTTTTAGGAAATGAACCGCCCCGGAAATCCTGGAGACTAAACTCCCTGAGAAAGAGGTAAACAGGATGACT